GAATGGGATTATGATGCAATTAAAGAAAGAATGCGAGGAAAGAGTATTGTATTCTGTCTTCCTGGAAGAGGATGTTCTTACATCTTTCTAAAGGCATTTGTACAACTTTGTTTTGACCTTGTACAAAATGGAATGAGTATTCAAATTTCTCAAGACTATTCATCTATGGTAAACTTTGCACGGTGTAAGTGTCTTGGAGCAAATGTACTTCGCGGACCAAAGCAAATTCCTTGGGATGGAAAACTACAGTATGATTATCAACTATGGATTGATAATGACATTGTTTTTGATACTAACAAGTTCTGGCAACTTTGTGATATGTCTCTTCCTGCTGAAGGAGATGAGCGTGAAATTGTCGCAGGTTGGTATGCTACTGAAGATGGTCACACAACTTCTGTCGCACATTGGTTGGAAGAAGATGACTTCCGTAAGAATGGTGGAGTGATGAATCATGAAACTGTAGAATCTATTAGTAAGCGTCGCAAACCATTTACGGTAGATTACACTGGATTTGGTTGGGTATTAATTAAGAATGGGGTATTTGAAAATCTTGAATATCCTTGGTTTGCTCCCAAAATGCAAGTATTTGAATCTGGAAATGTTCAAGACATGTGTGGAGAAGATGTTTCATTCTGTCTCGATGCCAAAGATCAAGGTTTTGATATTTGGTGCGATCCTCGAATTAGAGTTGGGCATGAAAAAACTCGTGTAATCTAATGAAAAAACTTTATAATATACTTTATAAAGGACGTAAAATTTATAAGAACCTCAAAATTTAATTGAACTGGAGGAAATTTTAAATGGCTAAAGGTGGAAATAGTAAAATTCTTTTTGAACCTGGTGCGCCCAAAACAACGCGCCAAGGGCGTTCTCCTCGAACTTTACTGAGTGCAACTTCTCGCAATGGGCGTAAGAAGAAATATCGAGGTCAACGTAAAGTTTGATAGTATAGATAAAGCAGGGATTAGTCCCTGCTTTTTTATTAGACATTATGGCATATCTTAATCACAATCTTCCAACGTTTACTTGTTACATTCGCAATGAAGAAGCATTTTTAGAGAATGGAGTAAACTGGACTCGTAGACCAATTCATGCATTTTGTTGGAAACCAGATGCTCCAGTACCAGAATTGGAGGATTGTATGTGGTGGGACTGCTTTTCTCCTTATATTGATGTTCAAGTTCGCTCTCGTTTGGCAAATTTACGTGCTGAATTAATCAATTATAAGGGAAAACGAAATGAAGGAACGTATATGTTCACTCTCGATTGGTCATGGGAATCAAAATCAACATTAAACACAAATTTTAGTGAAACTCCAGAGCATAAATGTGCTCATTTTTTTAAAATGGATGATGGAAATTTCTATGCATACCCAAATAATAAGATTTTGTGGTATGATGATGCGTGGACTAGAAATAGAATTACAAAAAATCCAGGGTATGAAATTGATTTAACCGAATATTCAGTCGAAAATCGTCGCAAAATTGAAACATCTGATGATTTTATGTACGAAATTATTCGGGATAGCAACCCCGTAAAAAGTTCTGTTTACCCTATTTTGGAGAAAACAGATGGCAATCAACCCAAATCCAGACAGAAATGTTGACTTAATGCAAGAAGATTTTGGAACAATCTGCTTGATTACAGACACAAAAGCAGATTATTATTTAAACAAAGCTAAAAAACGTCTAAATGAGCCCCCTGTAGATAGATATTCTCGACCTTGCGGTGGGAAAGGTGGGTTTGATGACTATGTAGAACGGTGGCATTAGTAATATAAATACTTAAAAAATGGGTGTCCATGAGCACTAGTCAGGAAATAGACGGATTATTCACAAAGGTCAAAAGATCCTTTAGGGATTTGGCGACCTCTTTTGATATGAATCCTGTCACAGAAGACGTAATTCAATTAAAAGATGAAAGAGCCGTTACTCAATCTATTAAAAATTTAGTTCTGACTAAATTTGGAGAAAAGTTAATGGATCCTACAATTGGATGTGATGTTCATAGTATGCTATTTGAACCTCTTGATGTTTTCTCCGCAATGGAGATTGAGACTAAGATCATAAATACAATTGGTAATTTTGAACCTAGAGTTCAAATATTGAACCTCAAATGCACTGCAGTAGAGGATGGTCAAGACGCTATTTTGGTTGAAATGACTTTTAGAATAATTGGTGAACCTAATATCATAGAACAGCAATTTCTCTTAGAGAGGCCTTCAAGTTAATGAGACCTTCAAACTTAACAACATTAGATTTTGTCGAAATCAGGGAATCAATTAAGTCCTATATGAGGACTAGACCCGAATTTACTGATTATGATTTTGATGGATCGACATTATCCTACCTACTAGACGTTTTAGCGTATAATACCTACTACTCAGCATTTAATGCTAACATGGCATTAAATGAAGTTTTTCTTGAAACTGCTACGTTAAGAGATAATATTGTTAGTATTGCAAGAATGTTAAACTATCTACCAAGATCAGCTAAGGCTGCTTGGGGATGTGTTACTCTACAAATACAAACAGACTTGTTAGTGACAGGAAATTTCCCAACTCATGTAACCTTAAAGAAAGGTCAGGTATCTACAGGTAATATCAATAATGAAGGTTATACATTTTCAATTCTAACTGATAAAATTGCAGAAGTTGATAAAGTTACTGGTATTGCAACTATTGGTCCATTTAAAGTATATGAGGGTAATTTATTAACTTACCTTTATACTGTAGACACAACAATCGATCAAAAATTTGTCATTCCTAATGAAAATGTCGATATTGATACACTACAAGTTTATGTAAAACCAAACTCTCAATCAACAACAGTTGATAGATACAGTTTAGTTTCAAATATTACTACAATAGATTCTACTGCTAGAGCATTTTTTGTAAGCGAATATGAAGATAGAAGGTACGAAATTACATTCGGTGATGGAATCATCGGAAAGGCACTAGAAGATGGTAATGTTGTTATATTAGAGTACATTAAAACAAACGGTGTTGAAGGTAACAACATCAAGAAAATGAAATTCTCTGGTCAGGTTTATGATGTCGATAATAATGAAATAAGTCCTTCCAAAGTCACGTTTACATTAAACGGTAAAACTCAACTTGGTGATAAACCAGAAACAATTAAGTCAATTAAATTTAATGCACCAAGATTCTATTCAGCACAAAATAGAGCTGTAACTGTAAAGGACTACGAAAATATAATTAAAACAATTTACCCTAACGCTCGTTATGTAATGGCAACAGGAGGAGAATCTTTAAATCCTCCTGTTTATGGAAAAGTTTTTGTATCAGTAAAAACAAAAAACAACACAAAATTAAATAACCTAACTAAAAAACAAATTATTGATGATCTAAGGCCATACACGATGGCTTCTATTGAGGTTGTAGTTCAGGATCCAGAAGAAATCTACGTTGAATTAAACGTACTTGTAGTAGCAGATTTGTTCCAAACTGCTAGTGGAGTCTCTACAGGTACACAAACAACCCCAGACAACGTTGCATTACCAGTTGGATCCACGGATCTAATTAAAGAGAAAACAGTTTTTGCTATTAAAAAATTTGCTCTTTTTGAAGATTTAGGTAATTTTAATAAGACTTTATCAACATCAAAATTACAAAAAGAAATCCTACAATCTGATCCTGCAGTTGTTGATGTATTACTGCAGGTATCCGTTTATAAACTATTAGCATATCCAGAAGAAGCAAACCAGGGCAAACCAATGACTTGGGATTTAAATTTTGGTATTGCTTTTGATTGTTCGTGCTCAACATCTCCAGGAGATGTTATTAAATCTAGTGGATTTTATACAGCAGAATATCCAGAAACACTGCAGTATTTGGAAGATGATGGAGCAGGAAATCTTAGAAGTTACTATATTGAAAATAACAAGCAAATATACACAAATTTCTTTGCTGGACAATATGACTGTGATACTGGAATTGTTAGAGTAGGTCCCATTTCTCCTGTTGGTCAAGCAGAATATATACAAATTGGTGTAAAACCAAAAAACCCCGCAAATATTGCTCCTGGTGAAGTTACAGGAAAATTATTAGCAAGGACAGGTTTAACGGCTGGAAAGGCAGTAATTTCTACAGCATTATCTTCTGGATCTGCTATTGGAACCAGTGTTACTGATTTCAACCTTCTAACCGCTAGCAGTGGTACATCAGATTCTTATGTAAAAATTTCTCAAGGAACTAAAGTTATTCCTGATAAAGTTAGCGATGGATATGGCAAGAGTGAAATTGCGGTTAGTAGTAAGATGGGTTCACAACCATCCTTAGGATTCCAAACTCCAAATGTCGGTATAACTATCAATGGACAGTCTGTTACACCTGGTTTGTCTACAACAAACACAGTAGGAGGTATAACTACAACAGGATCGACTTCTGGTGGTATCTCAGGAGGCGCAGCAGGCGGTGCTGCAGTTGCTTCAGGTGTCAGTAGTGCTGGTGCCGCAGGAACCCCCTCAACGACCCCTGGAGCTGCCAGTACAGGAACTACTCCTGGTGGTACAGGTGTTATAACATCGGCGGCGGCCGCTACTTCAACTGCTTCACCACCTCCAATCATTACTTCTCCTGGTTCTGCTGGAGCTCCAGGATCAGTAATTGTTATGGGCCCACCAACAGTTACGGTAGTTCCACCAGGATCTCCAACAATTCCAGCATTTACCCCAGGAGGAATTGCATCAGCACCTTCTGGAGCTATTTCAACTACTCCTGCAACACTACCACTTATTACTACTACACCAGTTGCTGCAGTTCCAGCAACTTGCTTCAGTTAAGTTCGTTAAATAGATATACGGAGACATTTTACTAAAATGCAGAATCAACCACAAGTATCGCTATCTGTATTAAATCAATTACCAGATTTCATTAAGGAAGAATTTCCAAAATTTGAAAAATTTCTTAGTGCGTATTATGGTTCTGTAGAGAGGGGTGGCGGCCCTGTAGGTATTTTAAATAATTTAGATTCGTATTTCAACTTATCGAAATATGATCTTAAGAAACTATCAGGAAAAACTCGTATACTAGGTGATATTACTTCTAATGATGTAAATATTCAAGTAGAATCCACTGATTCGTTCCCTGATGAAAATGGAACAGTATTAATTAATGATGAAGTAATTTATTATGAATCCGTAAGAAAATCTCCGAATGTCGTTTTAACTCCAGATATTTCATACTCGGAGTTTGAGCAAAAGCAAATTACATTAGCTAATCCATATTTGCAATTCAATGGAACCAACTTTGAGTTCGATCTCAAAGCAAATAATGAACCAGTATTTCCTCCATCTGCAGATCATTTGATTATCAGAGTATATAATGAATATCTAAGACCAAATATTGACTTTATTGTACTTGGTTCAAAGATTAGATTTACCACACCACCAAGAGCATTCAATCCTGTTCTATTCGGTGACTCTTCTAATGATATTTCGTTCAAATATCTTAAGGGATTTTTAGAATCTACAATTACACCATTTGATCCTATTGCTCCTATCAATACAGTAATAGATCCAATTCGATATGATTTTTCACTAAAAGTAAATGGTGTTGATTATGCGCCATCGACACTAAGTTTAGTTATTGCAATTGTTGATGGTGTTCTATTAGAACCAAACAAAGATTATTCTGTTTACGAGAGTACTATTCTTTTAAAAGATTATCCTACAGAATCTGTATATGTTGCATACATAAATGCACCATTATTAACTGTTGGAAAAGGAGCTAAGGGATATACTGTTGTAAATGATGACGGAGAAGTAGAATCCATATTAGTTGCGAATGGTGGGTCTGGATATAAAATTGATAACTCACCAAAAGTTTCATTAGTAAAAGGAAGTGGTAAAAACGCAACGGCAAAGGTTCTTGTTGATGGTATAAAAAATATAACTTTACTTGATGCAGGAAAAGGATATTCGCAATCGAATCCTCCTGCGTTAGTTATTCAAAATCCAACTTCATCTGCAGGTATAACTGCAAGAGGATCGGCAGTTATTAATTCTGAGGGTAATGTAGAATCTGTATCTATTGATTATAGCGGGTCTGGATATGACTTTGTACCTAGAATTCAGTTTGTAAATCCAACTGGAGCTAAAGTTGGAAATGTTCAGGTAAATTCAAACGGACAAGTTATAAGTGTAGATGTTCTTGCTGGTGGATCTGGTTACACTGTTGCACCAAGAATTTATATTGATGCACCATTGACTGAGAATGGTATTCAAGCTTTATTGGTTGGTAATTTGGGAACAGGACCAAATTCAGATAAACTGGTTTCGGTTACTGTCGCAACTGGAGGAACTGGTTATAATAATTCAACACCTCCAAGAGCAGCAGTTATTCAACCAACTGGCGCTCAAATTTTAGATGTTGAAGTGGATTCATTTGGTAGAGTAATTAATATCGATCTTTTAAGTGGTGGATTTGGTTATGAGGATGTACCTAGTGTTTATATTGTAGATGATAGATTAGATGGTGCTGGAAACCCTGCAGGTGGTACTGGAGCTAAAGCAGTAGCAACTATTTTTAATGGAGAAATTATTGATATTAATATCACTAGTTTTGGTGAGGGATATTCTTCTTTAGAACCACCCAAAATTTTTATCGCTGATCCCCCAGGAGCAAAAGCATCCTGCAGTATCGGTCAAGGCGAAATTACAGGTTTTGAAATAATTGAACCTGGTGAAGGATATACAAAATCCGAACTTGTAGGATGCAGTAGAGGTGTTAGTGGAATTGTTGCATATGATGCCGAAGAAAATGCAGAATTTAGATCCGAAAGTGAATCTATAGCTTCAAGTCATTCTAGTGGTTCTTTGGTTACAGGATTGGATGCAATATTCTTCCGTAAAATTTTAGACAGAATAACAAACCAATATATTCCAGGACTGCCAAAATTAAATCCTGAAATTGTTAACATTTCAAATATCTTAAGGACCGTAAAAGATTTTTATGCATCCAAGGGAACAAGTCAGGCAATTTCATACTTGTTTAAAATTCTTTATGGTGTAGATATTGATATTTCATATCCAAAAGATCAAATTATAAAACCATCTGCAGCTTCATGGGAAGTAGATACAATTCTTCGTGCAAGACTAATCTCTGGAAATCCTGAAAATATTAAAGATACCCTTATTATTCAAGAAGCAGACCCAGTAGATACAAATGTCCAATTTGCTTCTGCTAATGTAGAAAATTTCATTGCAATTCAAACAGCATCATACGATGTTTATGAATTAATCTTATCTGAAGAATCTATCGTTGGTAATTTTGTAGTACCCTACACAACAAAACTAGCAGAACCAATTAATTCTGAAACATCTATTATTACAGTAGACTCTACAATTGGATGGCCAGAAAGAAACGGCGAGATAATAATTGGTACAGAACTTATTAGATACAAAGAAAAATCTTTAACACAATTTATTGAGTGTACAAGAGGTATTAATCAGACACCACAATCTTGGGATTCTGCAACTGTAATTACCTCCAATTTTTACATTAAATCTAATGTAGGTACTCAAAACGAAGTAGTAATGTCGGTCTTGGGTATTGTGGAATCCAACAATACTCAACTACTTGATGAAAGTAGTTACTACTTACCTGGTGATAAATTAACTATATCTAAATTGGGTTCTTTGGATGCTAGTCCACTAGTTACATCTTGGTTGTATAATGTTAAAAAATTAATTCAAGTTGAATCTATAACTTATGGTGGTGTTGGAGATAGAACAGCAACTGTAACTTGTAGTAATCCTCATGGACTTTTAGTTGGAGATCAAGTAACAGTCTATGGTGCAAACCCAATTGTCTATAATGGATCATTTTTAGTAACGGCCAGAGAAAGTGCTCTAATTTTTAAATATGAGTTACCTCAACCAGCAACAGGAAATCCTGTTGGAAATATTCTAATCTCTGTTGATTTAAACAAAGGTAAGAGTGATGCTGAATCAATTAACTCAGCAATCAAGAATTTTGCGACAAATATTCAAAATTCATTCTTTAATGATAAGTATGTTTATATTGCTGCTTCTGGTATTCCAAACTATAAGGTTGGTCCATTCTTAGGTACGTCACTACTTCCAGGTAACCAAAGAAAATTATATAGATTTCCTAGAATTCCAGAAACAATTTCATTAAAACCAGATACAAAATATGGTGCTGTAGGATCTTTTGTGAATGGTGTATCTGCATGGAATTATAAGTCGAATGAAACTTATGAATATGGTCCTGTCACAAAAGTAACCGTTCTAAATTCAGGATCAAATTATGATGCTGATTCTCCACCAGCTTTAAAGTTTGTTGGTGGTGGAGGAACTGGGGCTTCTGGTTCAGTTATTGTTGATGGATCAATTACAGATATTGAAGTTTTAAATCAAGGAGACGGATACGATACATCTCCACTTGTTTCAATTGCTGGTGGAGGAGGTACTGGTGCTTCTGCTACTGCAATCGTAACTAACGGTAAGATCACTAAAATTCTTATGAATAGCGGTGGATCTGGTTATACATCTGCACCAACAGTTACAATTACTGGTGGTAGTGGAAGTGGATGCACTGCAATTGCTCGTTCTAGAGGTCCTATTAAAGAAGTAGTTATTGATAATTATGGTCAAGACTACACTTCAGCACCAGAAGTCGTTCTCAGTAGTGGAGAAGCGGCGGCCGCCCAAGCTTATGTAAGTAACGGTAGAATCATTTCTATTGCAGTTATTTCTTCTGGAGATGGTTATACTACTGCTCCAAAAGTTGTTATCAGTGGAGAGGGTTATGGTGCAGTAGCTGTTGCAAATATTCAAACAGAAGGTATCGAAACTGGAAAAGTTACATCGATTACAATTGTCAATAAAGGTATTGGTTACAAGTCTGGAACTACTCAGATTAGACTAGAAGCAATTGGTGAGGGAGCACAATTCGAGACACAAATTTTCCAATGGACATTTAATCTACAAAATACAACTTCATTCGACTATGCTAATGGATCTATTTTTGAAGGTTTTAATAAGCAATTTGGTGGAGAGTATGCTCATGCGTCTAATCCAAAACAATTAAGATATGTTCTTGGAGATAACTTAACTATTGCAAATGATCAGATTGTAGAAAAAACTAGTGGTATTGTCCATTCACCTATAATTGGTTGGGCTTTTGATGGTAACCCAATCTACGGTCCATATGGATTATCAGACCCAACCAACTTAGCAAGTACTGTTGTACCAATTCAAAGTAGTTATGACTTAAAAACTAATTTGGTATATGAAGCAACAATTAATCCAAATCCAGAAAGAATTGCTGGACCACCATTAAGTGAGTATCCAGCTGGTACTTTCATTGAAGATTATCAATATAATTTTAGAAGTGAGCAATTTTATTTGGATGAATATAATGGAAGATTCTGCAAAACACCAGATTTTCCCGAGGGTACTTATGCATATTTTATTACCTTAACTACTGCTGGTTTACCTGCATTCCCTTACATAGTAGGGCCAAAATATTATTCAACTCCAGATCCTTGGGATTTATCTCAATTTGCAACTCAAGCATATATACCTGCTGGTGTTGTTAGATATAGAGCACCATTTGAAAATGTTGATATTGATGTAGAAAGAAATCCAAACGAAAGTACAAATGCATTAACATTGGAAAATGGTGATATATTAACGTTTGAAGTTGAAGATGAAAATAAAGATGGTGTCATTTCTCAAGACGAAATCGATGATCCTGATATTATATTTGAAGAATCTAGATTGGAATTATTTGATTATTTCCCAAAAATTGATGTTTCTTCTAGAGTTGATATTGAAGTCGATACTACTACTAAGTTTGAAGATGCAAAAATTAGCGGATTCTTAGTAGAAAATGCTGGTATAAATCATCAGGTTGGAGATAGACTAGTTTTTGATGATACTGGCACTGAGGGTTATGGTGCATCTGCTGTAGTAAGTGAAATTAAAGGAGTTGGAGTAACTTCATACACTTATACATATGATTCTACTCAGGATGAATATTTTGGTGTTGTACAAACATCACAATCTCATAACATGATTGCAGGAGATTTTGTAAATGTTGTTACAACTCCTGCAATGGATCCAACAAGTAAAACGATCTATGTAAGAACAATAAAAGGATTAGAAAATATTCAAATTACAACTACAGGTCTTGGTTATGATCCAGAGATTCCTGTAGACGTAACAATTGATAGCGAAACTGGTTTAGGAGCCAAGGTTGAAGCAATAGTGAATCGAACAGGAGCACTAGACAAGGTTAACATTATAAATTCTGGCAGAAATTATACTTCAAATCCAAAAATTAGAATCTCTCATCCACAAATTCAAAAGAGAGCTACATATTATGCACTAAAAAAATCTTATGGTAATGAAGTTCGTTTCTTGAATGCAATCTCTGACGCCAGTAAGAACACTTATTTGGTTGGTTCTAGTCAATCAACAAATGGTGATATTCATGGTCTTCTTACTAAAATTAATAGTGAAGGTGTTACAGTTTGGTCCAAATCAGTAACATCTACACAACCTATAACTGGTAAGAGATGTGAATTAATTGGAATTGTGAAAAACGGAACTATAATTTATGTTATTGGACAAACATATCCAAATCAACCTTCAGCTGCAAACTTCAATCCAGATATTTTTGTAGCAAGATATACCGAAAACGCAAGTGGTACATCTGTTACTTTAACGTGGCAAAGAGAAATTGCTGGTATTAGTGGCGTCCTTAGAAATGATTACATCACTGATATTGCAATGATCGAGGATAATTTCATAATTTCAGGATGGACTACTACAAACGCTACTGGATCCGCAGATGCAACTTTAATGTATGTTTCTCCACAAGGAGATATCTTACATAAGAGAAAGGTAACCTCAACAACAGGCTCTGAGAAATTTTTATCTGTCAAAGTTGATTCTAATAATTTCATTTATGCAGCTGGTGTTGGTCCTTCAAATACTTTAATTGTTACTAAGTTAGAAATTATTAATAGTAAAATTGTTGCTGTTTGGCAGAAACAGTTTTCTGATGGTAGTAAGACATTTGATAATATTACAATTAATATTGACGAGTATGATCAAATTTATGTAACTTCTACCTTAACATCAGGATCAACGGATAAATTATCTCTGATAAAGATTGATGAGGATGGTGATCTATTGATTCAAAAAGAATATAACATGTCCTCATATACTGATATTACATCTGCAATAAGTTCATTGGATGTGTTTGGTGATTTAAATCTAGGATTTACTTCTACAGATATAAATGGAAGAAAAACTGGCGGTATTGTTAAACTGGATTATAAGGGTGTATTGAAAAATGCCTATGTAATTTCTGGCCAAGACGGATATATTTTAAATAAAGTCTTATCAGATGTTTCTGGAGATCCTATCTTTATTGGAGAAACAAAAGAAAACACAACCAAGTTTTTATATCAAGGGTCAACTGCAAATGATTCTATTGGACTATTTGGTGCTCTTACTTTAACTAATGCACAAATTCAAACAACTCAGTCTAAATGGGGTGGGTCTGCATTTGCTATTTCGACTTCAGGAACCATTACTACACCAACATTAAATATATCTTCAAATACCTGGACTATTGAAGGATGGTTTAAATTACAAAGTAGTGTAACAAATAAGGTTCCTAAGTTATTAACTATTTCAGATACAGCAACTTCTCAACAAGTTCAGATTGATTTATTCTCAGATACTTCTTCACCATCAACTGTTGGTAAATTAAGAATCTCTAATTCGGGTGCAACAATTTCTACATTGACCACAGCTGCAACTTATAATACACTATTAGTTGCTGATTTTTATCACATTGCAGTAACTAAGGTATATAACACTGGTACAAACCTAGCAACGTATACGTTATATTTTAATGGATCTTCTGTAGCATCTTTCCAGATGAGTACAAATATCAATCCAACATCAATAACTATTGGAAGTGCAACTGCATACAATTCTCATCCATCATATCTGGACTCTTTGAGATATGTAACTAATGCTATTACATATACATCTGCTCCAACTACAGACTTTACTGGTTATACTTATGGATTGTCTAAAGGTTATTTGGTAAAGTTTGATAGGAACGCTGACGCTGAAAGAGTAGGTAGTATTAATTTAACAAATAATACTGACTTTACAAGAACATTAATTTCAAGTTCGGATTTAACTGCCACAGCATTAACTTTAGATAATGACTCTTATGCATTAGGGGCAGAAGGATATCAAATCTTAGACTACAATGATGCAACTTCATTCTTAACACAAGATTTTCACATTCCAACTGATACATTTGATCAGTGGAGTAGTAGAACAGCCACAGTTCCTTCTCCAGGAGGAAGAAAAGCAGAGTTTTCAACAAAGGCCTTTGGTAAGTTTTTCTTCCGTCATTTCACAGTTGAAAAATTTGATAATATCAGAGAATTCCAATTGAATCAACAATTTAAATTTGTTACTGGTGATACCCTAGTACAAAAGAATAGTTTGGGTGCCACAGTAGCTTCAGGAAGAATTGTAAAAACAGATACAACAAATAACAAGTTGTATGTTACTGATGTTACTGGAACATTCACTATTAACACGGGAACTTTAGAAAATTCTAATAATCCTATTAGAATCAATGAAATTGAAAACTATGCATTTGAAGGAATCAATAATACTACTCCAGGAACATTTTCTACCTCAATTCCTGGTGGAGTTGAGGCAACTTTCAAAACATATAGTGATGAGGATTATCTAATTAGAATTGATGAGATTATCACAGGATCTACATATGCTAGAGGATCTGTGGTAACTTTATCATCCTCAAACTATAGTTTCAATACAGCAAAAACATCAGTTACTATAACTGGATTAGCAGCAGTAACTAAGATAACCTTAATTACCAATTTAAAGAGAACGATGCAAATTGATAGCATCGGTAATACAAATAGAGTTTTTGCTAGAACAACCGTAGCTCATTATTTAAATGTTGGTGACAATGTTTATACTGAAACTGCTCCAGTATATGCTACAGTTGATGGATCATTCTATATTGATGAAGTTATATCGAAAAAAGAATTTGCATTTACAATAGATACTGTCCCAACAGCATTTATTGGTACAGGAACAACTTTATATGTTTATGTTAAGCATCCAGTATTTAAATTCATTTATGGACAACAATATACTTTTGATGTAACTCATGTATCGAATATTGGTTATTATCTCTCTTTCTATAGAGACAACCTAACAAAAATTGAATACACATTTAAAAATATTGTAAGGAAAGGTAGACCTGGTATTGATGCTCCTGGTGCATCTCCATTCATTTCATTTAAAGTTACTAATGATGTAGCAAATATTAGTTATTATGCTGACCCATCAAGAATTGGAGATGAAAGCCCAGTATCACCATTGTCATATATTGATGTTGTTAAGAGTCCATACATCGGCAAGTTTGAAATTACCGAAGTTTTCGGTGGCACTATAACAACTGGTGCAAATAAGTTTAAATTTAAGTTATCTATAGATCCTGAGAAGAATGCGTTGTCGAATGTAACTTCGTATTCAACAACTTCAAGTAAGGTTGCAGGTTCTATTGCGAATATACGTTTGGTCAATGGTGGAGGTTTCTATAAAAAATTACCTGTTATTGTTGATATTGAATCTGTTAGAAAAATCGAAAGAGTTGATATTATTTCCTCTGGAACAGAATATGAACCAGGAGAATATTTTGGTGTTCCAATTTTAGGTGATGGTGCAGGTGGTAAAGTTAGAATTACTGTTGCTGAAGGTAGTGATCCTGCAGGTCAGATAACTGAGGTTGTTGTAACAGATCCAGGAAAAGGTTATACAACAGCATTCATTGATGTTGATGCAATTGATGGTATTTTAGGTCCTGATCTTGGAGGATCTGGAGCTCAGTTAGAAGTTGTCATTCCACCAAAGGGTACAGGATCTTCTATTTTTGTCAAAGGTGAAAATATTGGTAAAATTAAAAAATTAAAGAATAACAACTTTGGTTTTAATTATACTCATGATTATACTTTAAGACCAGAGATTACATTCCCAATAAATTTACAGTTAATCAATACTAGTATTCTAAGTAATATTAAAGTTACAAATCCTGGTAGTGGTTATACTAGTGTACCAGCAGTAATTATTACTGGAGGCGGTGGTACGGGTGCAGAAGCTATAGCAGAATTGAGAAATGGTAGAATCAGTGCGGTAGTAATTAAAAATGCTGGATTTGGTTACAGCACTGCTCCAACAATTTCATTGAAAACTTCATTTACCTATGTCGTAAACTTGGACCTTGGTTTATTCCAAATTCCATATCCACATGGTATTCAAAATGGTGCTGAAATTACATTTGCTGTAGAAAATTTAGGAGAAGGAGCACAATTCCCATTAACATCTTTTGGTTATTTAATTTCTGGTCAGACATACTATGCAATTTCTGGTGAATCTGCAGGATTAGAACCAGATCAATTGAGAGTGGCATTGACACCTCAAGATGCTGCTAGTGGTAACTATATTAGTTTTGTTAACACTGGTACTGGTAGACAAGTTGTTCAAACTGATTCATTTGGTGGATCAGCAGAGGCCGTTGTAGAAACTGGTAGATTCTTGTCTGGAGAACTTGTTTTCCAAGGAGAATCATTAGAAACTGCAACAGCAACTGGATTCGTATCGGAAAATGATGGTTGGCAAATTGGACCAAGAGTTCTGAAACTTATTAATACCGAAGGAGAATTTGCAAAGAATCAAATTGTATCTGGAGTAATTTCAAAGGCAAGTGGTACAATCGAAAATATTAATGCGGCTAGAGGAGTAATTGAAGTAGATTCAATTACAAAGACTCCTGGACGTTTCTTAAATGACATCGGAAAACCAAATGAAATTGTACAGAAGATTCAAGACTCTTATCTGTATCAGTCATTCTCATATAATGTAAAATCTCCTATCTCAATCGATAACTGGAAAACAACTGTTATTGAAAATACGCATCCAACAGGATTTAAGATCTTTGGTGAAATTGAAATTTCTGAGGAACAAAAGGGTCTTACTGATAAGACAGACTTTGAATTGACTAAGAGCGTCAATCTTGTCGAAAGTTCTGTCGTAGCACATATTGACAATTTTGGCATTGTAGAACCAGTATATCAAGAGTTTGACAATACTCAAATTCTGTTTAGAACAAAGAGATTGACTTCTTCGGAAGAAATTCTAACTTCATATGTTCAAAAGATTGATGATATTTCAACCCTATTTGATGGCGAAAGAACTACCTTCCCACTAACAATCAATGGACAGGTTGTAATTGCTAATACCTCACAATTGCAATTAGTGATCAATGGTGTTGCACAAAACCCAGGAACCTCATTTAATGTTCAACAAGGTAGTATTGTATTTAATGAACCACCTCCAGCTCCAACAAAAGTAAGTTATGCAAAACTTACACTGCAATTTTTACAATCCAAAATTGTACAAATTAGTAATGTAAGCGGTATTTTACCTGAACTGGGTCAAATTATTAGAGGTCTAACTACAAACGTTACTGCAACAGTTATTTCGTCAACAACAAATTCAATTACTTTCTTCAATGCAAGTGGTAATTTCCAGACTGGTGAACTTATCCTTTGCTCTGCAACTGGTCTATCTGCAGAATCTGGGGCAGTCACTACAATAGTAAATGATAACGTGTTTGAATTTGGTGAATCAATTACCAACATGTCAGGAAAGACAGCAGATGTTGAAGAAATTAATTTAAATACTGCAAATAGTGTTATTACAAATATCATTTCTGTCAGTAAAACATCAGGAACATACCAAAGTCCAACAGGATTATTAGCAATCGGTATTAATGATTTTATCGTATCCGCAAAAACTAGAGTAGTTGCTAGAGTCACTGGTGTATCTCCATATATTGATCCTACAACCAATCAACCAATTTCTTCTATTACAATCAGTGATCCAAGTAGTTTCTTCGGAATGCTATACAATAGAATTATCTCCCCAGATTATCCAAACGTTATTATTGATGATATCAGTAAATCTAATATTGAAGTTGTTGATATTAATGATAGTTCTCTAAAAGTAGAGGCAAATATTCCTGAATTTGAAACAATCAATACATCAACATTTGAAAATGGAGCTGGAAGTACTGGATTACTGGATGAGGGTGAGTTTATTCAGAATTTAAAAATTGAATATACAAACTCTACCGCTGATTATGCTCTCAATGAAACTGTTCAAGTTCAAAAAATTACATACAAAGGATTAACTGGTGGTAATTTCCAAGCTGGTGATATTGTAAAAACAGCAGGAAGTGCATACACTGCTGAGTTAATTGGTGTAAACTATGCCACTAAGACTTTATATGTTGGATCTGAAACTGGATCTTATACACTTGGGCAAACACTTTCATGTGATAAATCATTTGTTACAAATGATGATATTGTTGCTGATAGATTTGCAGACGCTTCCAATTTAATTCTTGCGAACAAAATCTTAATTGCCGACGTAGCTGTTGGTAGAATGTTAGCTAATTTCCCTGGATTCACAGTACCTAACGGTAATCAGAATTGCAAGGATGATATCATGGACGTTCTTGAGGAAATGTGCTTTAACTTAAAATATGGTGGAAACCACCGAATGTATGATGCTGGATTACTGTATATTAATAATAATTACTTGCTAGGTGAAAGAGATGAGTCTGTCTATGCATTCAATCAAGCAAGAGACATGGCTATTCAAGCGATGCGTAATGAGACCATTAATATTAATGGATATTCTACACTGTCGCAATTTAAGGATTTAACTGTAGAAGGCGATCAATCTGGACAACCAGGTGTATATGTTGCGGGTGATTGTGCAAACGTAGCGTCTTCTATCACTTCATTATTTGCTATTCTTACTCAAGCAATTGGATCAGATGCAACTCCTGGTAATCTTACTTCAATTACAAGAACTAATATCGGTACTGTTTCAGCAACAATTTCCGCAAGTCTAGATATTCCATTTGTTGTTGAAAAGATTAATACAGCAAATGACTTAATTACATCATATCAATTATTTGATGATACACAGCATAGATTTAGAGATGCTGCTAATTTAATTAGATTGAATGGCACTTACATTATTGAAGAATCCGTTGGAAGAATGAAGGCAAGATACACTGATTTAATTATTCCTGGTGACGAAGATGGATCTTCAAACGGTACAAATCGTTGTAAGTTAGATTTGTCTCTATTATTGAACGCTGTTGTTGATGACATTGAATATGGAGGAAATGCCAATACTCTATCTGCGGCTAGATTCTATCTTGACGAAAACGGAGGCATTAGATTTATTCCTCTACAACTTTTACAAAGTTGCTTCTTGCATGAAGAAACTAGTCTATTATGTCAAGATGCGGCAAATGGTAACCTAAGCGAAACACCACTATACACAAATCAAGTTCCTATTAATCCATTAGGTGTTACTGTTGATCCTTCACCAACTCCATGTGCAAACGTAATATCAAAAATAGATACCTTATGGTCATCTATAAATGAAGTTATCTCTACAACTGGAGATGTTTATAAAGATGCTGGAGATCTTCTGTGGTTCAATAGAACCTTTATTTCGGATGAAGCTGTAGGACTTACCACGTTGTATTTTACATACACACTAAATGGTGTTCCTTATACTGCATTTGATTATCCAAATGGTGCTAATGGCGTAACTAAGTGTAAGAGAGATATTAGAGAATATATTATACCATCTATTATTGCCGACTTAGTTTCTGGTGGTGATGCTAATACTATTGCTGCAATGCAATTCTATGTTGATGGTACAGATGTAGCTCATGTTAAAGAAGAACTCCTACCAACAATTTATGCTCTAGAACAAACCAAAACACTGTGTCAATATGCAGTAGATAATTGGGTAATCACAGGTACACAAAATACATTATATACTCCAATATCAGCAAATATTGCTGACAGATATAGAGATACTACAATTACTGTAGATAATGGAACATATGGTGGACATTGTACTGATGTTAAATCTGCAATTGAGGTTCTATTTACAAAAGCAATTGGTATTCTATTGCCAGAAAGAGAACAATATATTGTTTCGGGAAGATTCTTTGATGCTGCTGATTTGATTGATGCAAATGCTGCATTAATTGCTGATGTAGCTGTTGGTAGGATGTTAGCGGCATATCCAGCATTTGTAGTTCCTGGAGGTAACCAAAATTGTAAGGATGACATCATCGATGTTCTGAAGTGCATGACATTCAATCTAAGATATGGTGGCAATCAGCAAGTATATGATGCTGCTCGTTTATATTTGTCTTCAGCTTTAGGTGGTGGAGCTCATGTTTCTGGAGAAGAAACTCAGTCCATCTACGCATTTAACCAAGCAAGAGACATGGCTATCCAAGCAATGTGTAATCAAACGATTACTCTTGGTGGATACACTACTCTTACTCAGGTAAAAGATTTAACAATTACTGCAGATCCTGCAACTGGTAGTAACCAAAGTGCAAGTTCTTGTGCAAATGTGGCCTCATCAATTACCACTTTAATGGCAATTGTTACTCAAGCAATTACCAATGGTAATTTAAATGGAATTACAAGAACTACGGATAGTCCAACAAACGTTGCTTATCGTAATGCAGCAAAATTAATCATGTTTAATAAGAACTACTTTAAAGAGGAAGTTGTTAAGGATATTGATGGTCAATATGCTGGATTTGGATATGGAGCTCCAACAGGTTCAAATCAGGCAACAATCCAAACATATAGAACAAAGTGTAAGCGAGATATTGGTTACATCGTAGATGCTATCGTGTATGATTTACTTACTTACGGTAATTCTGGAATTGTTGAGGCAACACAATCATACATTGATGCAGCAACAGGTACAATTATTTCTCTACAAGGAGAATTGGCACAATCAATCTTTGGTTATCAAAAATTACAGACTTATATGAAACGAGCGATTGCAGAAACTCTGACATCTCCTTCGCCTCTAGCTTCATTCTATGCATACACTGATGCAAATATCACACTAACTCCATCAGAATTAACCGCACTGAATACATTTATTGATGACAAAATGAATATTCTGTTAGGGACTTTAAATAATGCTTCGTACTTGGAAACGAATCAAATCACTCCTTATAACAGCGTCACAATTCCAACGAAGACTTATCCAGATAGAATTGATGATCCTGGAATTACAGGTAGATTAATCACTGGAGATTATATCTATGGATTGACTAGTGGAGTAAAGGGTGAAATTAAATCAATTACTACAAATAGAGCTAACGTTAAAAAAGTACTAACAAGAGTTAGAGTAAATTTTGCAGTTCCAAATGAGTTATTTGCAGCAAATGACGAAATTGTTAAGCAAGGTGCTCCTTCAAATGCAGGAACTGTATATTCATATTCATATTCAGAAAACTTTAATTATATCGATGTTGTATTTACGAGTGGAACATTTGCTCCTGGTGATATTTTAATTAATGATGATGGAAATACGGCAACAGTAGTTTCAGTTACTACAAAAAATCAAATATCAGACATTGTGGGTTCATTTGAAACTGGAGATAAAGTAAAAGGTTTCTCATCTTTATCTGAAGTTACTTTGAATAATTACTATTCAATTAGTGCCCCTGTTCTAGATAATACTGGATCTAAACTAACATTAGAAACAGAATCTTATTTTGGTAACTTTAATGTTTCTGAAGTTATATACTCAAATACAAGTAATATTTTTATTGATGTTAAATATGCATCAGGATTGCAAATTGGACTGGGCGACGTTATTCAAACGAAGAAAATTTATAAGATTGGAATTAGTATTGCATCACCAACAACTGCTCAATTCCCAATCGGATTCACAATAAAAGATTCTGCTCTCTTAACAAGAAGTGCAACTATTGTAGGATTTGTGCCAAATGATGTAGAAAATCCTACATCGGCCGACATCTATCTTGGTTCTATTAATGGTGGCAATTTTGAAATTGGAGCAGGTGTAGAAGTTTATGAAGATGGAAATAACTTCCCAATCGGTGTTGGTGCTGTAGTTTCTGTTCAAGTAATTGATTCTGAAGCCTATGGATATGTTGAAAAAATAATTACAGTTGGTGAAGGTTATAGATTATTCTTGAGTAGAGTAAAAGGAACCTTTAATCAATATGCACAGACTTTGGGAAGAGGATTGTATAAATCTTCAATTATGCAAGTTAAACCTATCATTGGCCGTGTAAAGAGATCTTTCCGTGGTTTTGATGGCGTGCAAGATGAATTTAAGTTAACAATTACAAATGGTGTTCCATATTTCCCAAATGCAGATGGTC